AAGTCTATAATCGCTAAGTACTTGGTGGGTCAGTCTCCTGCATATGCTTCATTTATTGCAGTAGGATGTGGGCCAACACCGCTTAATCCAGATGCAACTTTCGGGGATTATTCAGAAAAAAAATCATTAGACTTTGAGATGTTTAGAGTACCAATAACATCCCGTGGCTTTGTTAAGGATGACGATGGAACAGCAAAGGTTGTGCTAACAGCAGAACTACCTACGGAAGAAAGGTATGAGATTTCTGAAATAGGAGTTTACTCTGCTGGGGCAAATCCAACTGCTGGGGCATATGACAGTAAAACATTATTTTCATTTTCAGAAGCAGAGAATTGGAAATATAATAATCAGATATCTTTAGTTTCTAAATATGCGCCACTCGATACAGACGGATCTAGCGGTGAGATTTATGTTAAAGATGCTGAAGAAAATGACATCATGGCATTTCAAACAAATGCTAATAATAGAATTTTTACTAACCCAGAGCGGGTAGCAAGATATGAAAGATGCAGATTTTTAAATAATATAGTAATTACTAATGGATCTATGTCTAATATTTCAACTGAGGTAGTAGATGGAGTAACAAGGCTAAAGGCAAATACTGGAAGTAATTATATTGGCATAACTGGAACATCTATGGCATTAAATAAAAATGCTCCAACAGATCAAATGAAACTAGCGTTTTCTGTAGTCAACAAAAATAAAGCAGACATTTCTCCAATAAATCCAGACAAAGTTTATATTCTTATAGAGTTTTCTGATAGCGATACATATGGAACTGGTCAGTGGGCAAGATTGGAAGTAATTTTAGATAGTTATGATTTCGCTACTAACAGATACTTAGTTATAACAAAAGAACTACAAGATTTAAGAAAGAGCACAACTGGCTTTGACTGGAGTGCAGTAAATACTGTAAAGGTTTATACAACTGTAATTAAAGATAATAATATCTCTGATGATTTCTATGTATGTTTTGATGCAATAAGATTGGAAAATGTTACATCTATAAACCCACTTTACGGACTTGTTGGCTATACAGTTATCAAAAATAATGACGCTGAAACAATTATTAAGTCTGCAAACAGCACAAGTTATATAGAATTTAGGTTTGCTCTTGGAGTAAATAATGGCTGATCAAGGAATTAAAAAAGTTATTATTCCAAAGGCATCATTGCCTCCAGCAGGTAAAAATAGAGAGTATTTAGTTAGATATAGAATTGCATCTCAAGATAAAAACAGATACTCGCACTGGTCTCCTATATATAAAGTTATAGGAAAAGAACTAACCTTAGTTGAGGGAGTTATTCAAAAAGTAGGGTCTATAATTATGGTCGCTTGGGCGGGAGCACAAGACGTTTCATCATATGATATTTTTGTTAAATATGACGATCAAACAAACTACACATACCACGGCTCTTCAACATCAAATAATTATTCTATTATAAATCAAGGAACTTCAATAGCGTATATTGCTGTTCAAATAGGCGGAATTTTTAAAGAAAGAAAAGACTCTAATACAATCTATACTGATAGTATAAGTTTGGTATAATTATCCAGGAGGAATAATGTCAAGAATACCCTTGCCCGAAAGAGGCCAACCGTTAGATGTAAATTATATATTTGAAATGGCTAATGCTATCAATGATGTGGCACAACAAATATCGCCATCATCATCTAAATATGTAACGATAGATGTTCCAGGAGCAGATCGTCAATCTGTCAAGGCTTCTGAGGCAAGAATTATAGGTGCATATAAAATGGTTGTAACTAACTCATCAAAGAATATTGGTGACGAAGAGCCTTTTGAATATGTGTATCCAGCAGAATTTAAGTTTCGTCCAATAGCAGTGGCTACTGCAGAAAATATAGGTCAAACTCCAGCAGGAGAAAATGTTTCAGTAGTTTTAAAAAGCGTTGGAACATCACGAGTAGAAGGGTTAGTAAGATTTAACGAGACTGGAAATTTATCAGTAGCAGTTAATATCTTAGTCATTGGCATACCGCTTTAATGATAAAATGCAAAAAATGTTTTCGACAAATGCTTGTAGACAGAGTTTACAATTCTGTGTCCCATTTAGAAATATATTGTTTAATGTGTGGATCAAGAAAGTTTTTTCATCCGCCGTCTGATTCGGAGGAAGGTAGATGGCTACTAAAAAAGGAAATAGAACGAGCGAAGAATACAATCTCGCCCCTGTAATTCCTGGCAACAAAAAGGTTTGGTTTTTAAATAAAGATCTTGTTAGAATCGTGCATTATAACAGATCAAATGGCATAATGTCAATATATAACATTAATAAAGATCAGTTAGAGAGTTGCCTAATAAATGATTTTAAAAATAAAAGAGAACGAGCATATACTGTAGGAGAGACTGCTGATTTAGTCAATAGACATAAAAAGTATATGCCTTCACTAATGAAGCGTGGAGTAATTCCATTTCCAACAGGCTCACAAAAAGGCGGGGCAAGAGGATGGCAAGTTAGATCATATTACTCTGAGTCGCAAGTTAGAGAGATTCGTGATATACTGGCTACGTATCATATTGGCAGACCAAGAAAAGATAATTTAATAACAAACGATATTACTCCCACTAAGGCTGAGTTGACTAGACGAATGGGAGATGGTATACTAACATATACGAAGACCGAAGATGGAAGATTCATTCCAATTTGGACAGAGTCGATCTAATAGAAGGGTATGAAATGGAAGAAACAAAAGTATCAGTAACGCTAGGCTATACACTTAACCTTGGTAATTTTCAGTCATTGAGACTGGACCTGGGTGTTGTAGATTCAAAGCGTGACGGAGAAAATACAGATCAAGCATTTGAGCGTGTGTATAAATTCGTTGAAGATAAACTAACTGAAAAAATAGCAGAAGCGAAAGTTGAACTAGCAGAAAGCGAATAGTATGACCGACAAACAGAAGCGATTGGCTCTGTTAAGTAGGTTTGATAAACACTATAAGTTTAAACTAGGACAGAAGCCACAATATAATAAGTGGATTGAACAGTGGTCTGCAGATGCCCTTATTGAGTCATATGGTTTAGATCAATGCTACGAGTTAATAGAATATTATTTTGAGGTTACAGAAAACCCCACATGGAATCATTTTGCATATATAGCACATGATATACTTGAAAGAATACAAGAACAAGAAAAAGATTTGAAGGATAGACATGAGCGTAGACAAAAGGCGAAGGAATGGCTAAGTGAATAACTCAGAATCAAAGTTAATTTCAGCAGTTCTTAAAGATAAACAAGCCCATGTTATGCTTCAGGCAAATGTTGAGGGTATATTAAAAACACATTTAGATGTTTGGCAATTCATTAGAAAATATTATGAACACAATTCTACAGTTCCGCCTGTAGAGTTGGTTGTTGAAAAGTTTAGAGATTTTGAAATTGCTGATGGTATTGGATCAACTAAACATCACCTTGAGGAATTACAGGCAGAGTATCTTGTTAATAGTCTTAAGGATATTTTAAGATCTGCTGCTACAGATGTTCAGGGTGGCCTTGGGGTAGAGGCTCTTGAAACTTTGATTAGTAAGACTGCAGAACTTAGAAAAAATACAGCAGCCATTCGTGATATCGATGTAACAGATCTTGACTCTGCTGTTGCATACTTTGAAAATCTTAAGAAGCAACAAGAAGCAGGCGCACTTGGTATTAAGACTGGACTTCCAGGATTTGATAACTACCTTCCTTCTGGAATCATGCCAGGACAGTTAGGAGTCTTCTTGGCATATCCAGGCATAGGAAAGTCTTGGTTGTCTCTCTATTTCGCTGTACAGGCCTGGAAACAGGGTCGTAGCCCAATGATCATAAGTCTTGAAATGTCTGAGGTTGAAGTACGTAATCGTGTATTTGCAATCATGGGTGAGGGTGTCTGGTCTCATCGTAAATTAAGTGCGGGACAAGTAGAGATGGATATGCTAAAGTCATGGCACACAAAGAGTGTTAAAGGAAGACCAGAATTTCATATTATCTCAAACGATACGGGTGGGGACATTACACCATTAGTTCTTCGTGGAAAGATTGATCAGTATAAACCAGACTTTGTTATTGTTGACTACTTACAACTAATGAGTCCAAATAGCAAGTCTGACAATGAAACTATTCGTATGAAGAATCTATCTCGTGAATTAAAATTAATGGCTATTGCAGAAGAAGTTCCCATTATTGCTATTTCTTCTGCTACCCCCGATGATGTGACTAAACTAGAAACCGTGCCAACCCTTGGTCAAACTGCATGGTCAAGACAGATTGCCTATGATGCTGACTGGGTATTGGCGCTTGGGCGAGGTACAAATAGTGATATTATTGAATGCGTATTTAGAAAGAACCGTAATGGTTTTATGGGTGAATTCTTAGTTCAGGCTGATTTTGACAAGGGATACTACAGATATAAGGATTATGAAGATAAGACAGTATAATATGCGGTATGGAATCATATCAGCACAAGCCTAT